GCGTTGTGTTATCCAGTTCTGGCGGGACGCTAGTCCACTGGAATACGGCATTCCCCCAGCGAATGAAGGGATAACCAAGGAAATTGTAGATCAACCCCAGTACGCATACCCACATTGCCGCTGGGCGTGCACCAGCTACGAAAATGTTAGTCGAGGATGCTTGGACTTTATTGGCGTCGATCTGGGCTTTGAGTAGCTCGATCTCAGCCATTTTCTCCTCGTGAGCACGGGAATAGCCAGCTTCAGCCGCTAGGGCCATCAACTCTTTGTTCTTCGCCTCAAACTCTAGCTGCTTAGTTTTGTCCTGGAAAAATACTCTGGACAAATCTTTGGCCTTTTCGAGAAGGCCTCCGCTCAGCAATGAAAAAAAATCTGACACCATGCAATGGTGCTAGTGTCAATCTCGCTTGCGCTGGAGTTTGCTGTGAATTATCAGAGCTAGGTTAATCGCCGATAGAACAGCAACGAAAAAACCAGCGACTTTTGCCCCAGTACCAAACCAAGAGTCAATGGCCTCGTGTGCTGGCGAGAGAATAGCCACAGTGCTACCAGCAATGCCAACGACAGTATTAGCAACTACGTTGTGCACGTACTGTCGCCAGCTTTCGTGGATTTGATGGAGCGCTGCTAACCACATATTAACCGTTCTTCACGAGCTCAAAAGGCCCCATATCACGTGGCTGGATAAACCCAATTCTGCCGTCTGGGTCGAGTAGTTTGGCAAAAACAACTGGTCCGTTACCTAGTGGGGGTTCAAAAACATGAGTTACAAACTCTAGGAATTCATAAATACCCCCAGTATATATCTGCCTGATCTTATCCCCTGGCTTGAGTTTTAGTGCTTCGTCTTTAGTCATGGCTCAATTATTATCTATTGTTACAAAGCTCCTATCGTTCCCGAACTGCCTGTTGGGTGGATTACAACTGCCTAAAAACCCTCCATTGGACAGACCTTTAATATAGCCACCGTTAATGGCAAAGACATCCCAAGACCTGTTAGCATTTGACCAGACTGGTTCACCTGAATTCCCTATAATTAGGTTTCCACCATCACTGGCAATTACCCCATGGTTATTAAACTGACACACTGCATGTTGTAGCCAGGCACCTGAGGACTGACACAGGAGACCATTACCGTTCCCTTTAAGGAAGACGATGGCTAATCCCGAGTAATAATTGCCTGCACCGGCTTGCCCATTTGATTGTTGTAGATACAATCCACTATCTCTATTTCCGTTGCACCAAATATATCCAGAATTTGTATAAGAAGCTCCATCATCTGATAATAGCCCATCGGAGCAATCATATGTACACACAAAACCATTATCAAAATGGGCATATCTACAAACTATTCCTCGACTGAAGTTACTCACAATTAGATCAGAAAAGAATGCTCTTCCGTACGTGAAAATACCATGACTTCTAAAAACTGGTTCATCATTCGAAGCGAGGTTTGGTGACCAGTTACCCTGAATGGACATATATGCTAAATGGCCTATACCATTGGGAAGAAATAACCCACTATCTGGACAATCTATTTTTGTTTTGTAGTAATAAATATAGGAGGCATCTAGATTATATTCATTCCACCACTCCTCAACACCCCATAAAGACCGGGATACCCTGACATAGGGAGCCTCTATATGTCTGATTGTATGTCCGCCTGGGTGAATATTCCACTCACCACTATCCCCCTGGATGATAACACTCATCCCAACTGCGAGATCTTTGACCGAATCAACCTTTAAGATTAGATCATAACCGTCCTCTTTTATGTGCGTGAATTTGGTCCGCTGCCTATTACTAGCCCCCACAATCCTAACCTGTTGAGCTTGAGGATGATCAAATTTAATTGTGTCTTCGATTTTGTGTACTCCATCCACCAACATAACTGTGACAGTGACACCAGCGGAAATACTCTCACCACTCAGGTATTCTAGTGCTTTTGCTAACGTTGGAAACCTAGGCCAGATGTCGCCGTAGACAGGATCAACATATAACGTTATGTCCTCCATGATGAATGGCGTCGTACTGTACCATCTGCCATTACCAGCGAGGTAAGATCTTGCCTGTCCATTGAGCTTAGGGATACCTCCTGGTGTAGTTATGGTAGCCAATGGTACGTGCCCCCACTGAGGAGGGTTGTTCCCGACTAGAACAAGCGTAGGATCATCCGGCCCAACAGGCACAAGCCCAGTCCGTGCAGAGGTAACAGTTGGGATCGGGTCAACGTCATCGCCTAGGTGCGTTCCTGCATGGAGTGGGACGGTTTGGTTAACATTTAGCTCGACTGTGACTTTCTCACTGTTCTCAAACCTAATGCCAAAAACATACTGATCAACAACCTTCGAGCCTCCAACCAAAATGTCCGGATTACTGGAATAAGCGTATGCAAATAGAAATTCTTCTCCATCGTCCAACCTCGCAAAAATACCTAACTCAGACCACTTAAACGTTTTGATGACATCAGAGCCTTTGATCGTAAATGCGATCGTGGTCTGGTACGGGACTAAAGTGTTAGCCGAGTTTATGTCGTTGTATTGAACTCCGTCGACTAGTTCTGTGAACGTCTGGATGTCCGTGGAAGACTCGACAGCCCCTTTCCCCATCTGGACTCTGGTCAGAACGATGGAAGACTCGCCAGCGTTCAGTTTGGCGATAGCATTACGCCCTAAATTCGTTATACAGCTTCTATCAAATTTTTCCATCTATTGTATCCACGTCACTAAATTTCTCGATCGACCTACAGCTAATCCTACGTAGATTGGACGGTCGATTGTCGTCAGTCGCTCAATCCCATCGAAAAACGAACGCACGTTTTTCAATTCCATAACCAAACTGATCAGCCTCTTAACCTGTTCGTTGTCAAACTGAGCATCGTCTATGATCACTTTGAAATGATACGGAGTACCCGGAACCGGCTCATAATCGAACCACTCAACGCATTTGGCGTGACTGAATACCAAGCTCACAACCTCATCGATGACCGATGGTGTCCCCAATCGCATCAACCATTGGATAGAGTTGCGGATCATTGTTTCCCTAGTCGCCCTGGGTAACGTCGAGTCGTAACCAAACACTCTGTATTCCAGCGCTAGATAGTCCAGGACTTGATCTGAGACATTCGAAAGGTTGCCTCTGATTTTGAGGTTCTCTAACTGAGAAAACAAATCCCGTAGCTGTGGCTCAATCGCTTTAGAAGCAAACTTGACGCTCGGGTAATCCTTGATCCCCGGCGTCAGTAGCTCATTGAAATCGGCTGTGTAGACGTCTTCCATGGCTCTTACGGATCAACCAACCCGCCGTAATTGATCCTAACCTCTGTTGGTATCGCAACCGAATTAACGGCAACGGTAGTCTGCTTAGGGCTTTTAACGTTGACTCTGAGAGCCCCAGCATTACGAACTCGTGCGATTAGATCCGTAACGTTAATATCAACCCCGAGTTGAATCCTTGTATCATCCACGAAATCAGTCACGGCTTGTGCAACGGTGCTTCGAATCGACTCAGCCGAAACGCTGTTGGCTTTATCAATGTAAAATGTTAGATCGATTGTGTAGTTTACGACAGCAGGCGCTTCGACAATAACTTTGTCAGCTATCGGTTTCAGATCCCGACGGGTCACAATCGCATATACATCATCCAAAACTGCCTGTGTTGGCAGCTTCCCACCCACCATGAGAGGATTAATCATCACTGTCCCCGCGTCATCCTTATTACCTGTGTGCTCCTCCCTGTTCCAAACCGCCACATCGACAATCCCAGGGTTAGCCGTCATAGCTAGAAGCTTGTAACGATCCGCTGGGCCGCACACAGCCACGTTCATCGGTAGCAGATACCCTCGATCCCGAAACGCCTGGTCAGTCTCTCTATCCGCCCCTCCGCCTGATTCTGTGGTGTTCGTGGCGCTGACCGCAAACGACACGTCCCAGTTCTGGATGTGCGTAACCTGCCCAGGTGTATAACCATTGTGCGCTGTACCTGGCTCTATGGCGGTCGCAGTTACAGTGATGGACGTTTGGCCGGATGGAATCACAGCCTCCGCATCTGTCGCAAATGCAATTTTATCGCTAGCCCCGACCTGAGTGCCGGCAGGTACAACAACAGCTGAGGACATTACAGCGGGAATACTGAATTTCAGAGTCGTTTTGGCGCTGGCTGCTTCTAGCCGCTTACCAGGCGGTCCCCAGTACGCCAGAAGGTTATCGAGCGCCACACCATCAGCATATTTAACTAGCTCCTGTCTAGCGGTGCGGTTCTGGATAACCCGTTCCTGAATTATCCTGGCCGCGAGAGACAGTAGAAACAGTCTCCGAGGGTCTCCATGTGCCAAGGACACCGGCTGTCCAGCCTCTCTAGCCGCTGCCTCAAACCCCGAGATAATCCCCGCCTCGATGGCTCTAGGGTCCGTCTCAACGAAATTGATGTCTGGGGAATTATCAAATGGAGAGGACATTAGGCAGTTAAAACGTTGAGTTTGACGGTTGCGATTAGACCACCGTCCATAGCATTCGTGATGTCAAACTTGATGTCCTCAAGCTGCACACGTGGCTCGTATTCAGTCAGGGCGACCATCGCTGCTGAGATGAGTTGGTTGACGACGAGGTTCATGGGTCGGTCGATATAGCTCATGTCCATCCCGAATCTGCGATCCATCTGCTGGCTGCCCTTGGGCGTCATGAGAATGGTCCTGACGTCCTGTAGGATCTCTGTTAGACCAGTCGCGCCGAAGTCAACATCCACCTCCGTTAACTCTCCCTGGTTAATCGCCGTTATGTGCCAATCAATATTCATTTGGTGCCACTATATGAAAACATAGTTACGCTCAGATCAGAGATCGGTACTCCTTCAGACTAACGTCGATGGATGCGACCGTTACTATCCCCATGCCATTAGTGTGTTCGTAAGTCGACGTCACTTCAGTCAGCACAAACTGGGATGTGAAACTACCAATTGGCCGACCCCCGACAATCAGTGGGTAAGCCTGAGCGCGGCTCAGAAATCCTTTTAGCAGTGGTATTGCTACCATCGGGGCTGTGGTGCGGCCCGCGATGAAATTCATAGAGAACGTCGCCTCGTCGTTCTCAAAGCCGACAAACTCTGTGATCGGTTTGGAGTTTAGGATTTCGTGCTCGACGAATTTGGCTTTCGAAGTCTCTGTCAGCTCCTCAATCAGGAATCCTTGCCTAGCAGCTAGGCCAAAGATAATTCGCCCGCCTCCATATAGTCCAACGATCACTCCAAGGGAGTGATGTCAACTAGGACCCAACGCCTGCTCCTGTGGAGTCGATCCAGAGGCCGGAAGCTGTACCGTTGCCCTTAACGGAGATGTCTTTAGTGAACTGGGCACCGTCTGATGTTAGAGCGCCTTCGACTGTTAGGGTCCCGGTAATCTTGACGTCGCCTTTTAGTTCGATGTTAGGAGCTTCGATGGTCGCTGTACCGGATACTTTTGCGCTGAGGTTAGCTTGAGTCTCAACCTCAACATCCCCTTCGCTCTGTAGCTTAATAGGCCCCTTGGTCTTAAGGTTGATCGGGCCTTTGGAGTCTAAGGTTAGTGTGCTACTGCCAGGATCAAACGTTAGCGTTGTCCCGTCGTCGAACGTGACGTGCGTGTTGTCGAGGTTTCCTTGGACTGGTGACTTTACAGACCCATTGTAGACCGCGCCCGCAACAACGCCCTGCTCTGGCCCATCAGCAAAACGAGTAACCACAACCCGTTCACCGAGTCTAGGACACCGAAACCAAGTCGTGCCGACCGTGCCTGATTGTAGCACCGGAAACCACGCGCTTGTTTTTCCAGTTTCGGGCCAGGTGACGCGGACTAACGGCCCTCTCACCGGATCGTTTTTACGCTCCGAAACTACAGCGACCGTTGCAAGAGTTTTGTAGCGTGGATTTTCGGGGTATTCTCTGTTGAAAAACATTTAATAACCTTTCAGCACTTTACGTAACGACAAGTTGCAGACATAACCACTCGCTCTGTCAATTTTGTGTGTGGCTCTTCGGATCAGGAAATTAGCATCACCGAATTTGGGCCCCCAACTGTTATCAAACCTAACCACTGTTCCGG